TCCCTAACAGCTTGAGGATCAGCCCCAATTGGAGGAGGATCTAATTGAGGCTGTTTAATATCAAAACATTCCGGACAAGCCATAAAGCCGTCCCACTGTTTTTTTAGTTGCTTTAAGCGGTAGCGTTGTCCACACGTATCACAAATTGCCCACGTAAGCTTGCCCGCGGCAAAGGCCATTTATCCCCCCCAAGGTGGTCTTGGTCTAGGCGGCATAGGTGGAGGTTGCGGAATCGGAGTACCTGGAGGCCTTACTATAGTTGGAGGTGGAGTTCCAGGGCCTGGCATCGTTGGAGGGCCAATAGGACCTATACTTGGAGGACCCGGCATCGTTGGAGGGCCAATCGGCTGTGGATCCCCA